TAACTGTTGATGGTCTGGCCCGGCGTGCCCGCCCAATTGTAGATGCCGCGATACATCTGTGTCGCAACATCATTGGCGATGTGATTCACGATGTTGATCATGGCCGGCTTTATGACGCGCTCGGACAAGTCCGACTCATCGATTTTCAACGCCAGATCGGCGGCGGTGAATTGGAAGTCGACACCGACCTGCTGATCAACGGTCATCGTGGTCTTGCCTTCGATGACGTCCTGCATATCGACGACGCGACCCGAGCGAACCGTGAAGTCAGCCGGACGGCGCACCGAGATCGTATCGCCAATCTCGTACCCGTTGACGTTTTTCGAGAATTCGGACTCGTGCGCCCGGTGAATTTTGCTCAGCCATCCGAGATTGTTGTCAAGGATATAGAGCGCCTCGTTGGCGACGATATCCGCCGTCAGTACCGTGTTAGACATTGGTGCTTACCCCGTAGGATTCAGCCACCCGCTCGCGCCTTATCCTGCGCCGACCTCCAGGCGAAGTACTCCGCTTCTGACATATTCTGCGGATCTTTTTGTACTGCGCCTGGCAGGCCAGCGCCGATGGGCGTGATGGGTGGCGGTGCTGCTGTTAATTTGCGCGCGCCAGTCGGAGGCTCCACCCTCCGCTCCAGACGCGCTATGGCTGCCGCTTGCTTGTTCAGCGGCAGGCTCAGAATTCGATTCATCTCAGCGGGGTTCTTGCCCAGGTAGTAAGCAATCTCGACGCCCCGATCGCTGTCAGCGATTTCTTCGGCCATTTCCTCGGTGCAGGGCATCGAAGCGAAGGTCGACATGGCAGCGTCAAAATCAGGCAGGCTTCCAGCTTTCGTCGCGACCCGCTGCGCAAACTCGTTATTGCGGGCCATCTGCCGCGCCTGCCGTTCATAGGCCAGCGCTTCCTGCTGCTGTTCAAGCCGATCGTACTTCACAGCACGATTGATTTGATACGCCTGCTGGTCTTCCCATGGCCAATCATGAAAACCCTCGGGCACGGTCGACAATTGCTGCTGCAATTGCGCGACCTGCTGTTCGAGCATTTCCGCTTTTGCTTCGGCCTCTTTACGTCGATTCACAAGCTCCGAGAATCGGGCCTGGTATCGCGAAGGCTTCTGCTCGTCGTCCTTGGCGTCCTGGTCCTGCTGTTCTGGTGCCGGCTCAGTGGCGGGCTGTTGTGCTTCAGGATCGGACGGCGCGGGCGACGGATTGGCATTAGGCAAAGTCTGGTCGTCAACGCCTTGCGGCGCTTGGGCTAGTTCTTCCATTGCGATGAATCCCTGTTTACGACTTCGGTGTCGGATACTCGTCTACGGGGTCAGCCGTTATCGACGGCCAGTCGGATACTCATCGAGGCAACTAAAACGGCATGGCCTCGTCAGGCAACGCGCCGTTGAATGCCGGGTGGTCTTCCGGGATCGGCATAGCTTCACCGGGCATCGGTTCGGGCATCCCGGCCATCTGCTCGGGCTGCATTTGGGGTTGCGGCTCTTCCTGCGGGAGAGTCGGATTGACGGGATCATATGACGGCAGCGGCTGACCCGCGCCGAGGTTGCCGAGCTGCGCATCAAGCGCATCGATGTCGGCCAGGATTTTCAGAGCCGCCGCGTTGTCCTTGCGCACTTTGGCCTCGACCTGGGCTACCTGCAACGGGTCGGGCCCAGGCTGCTGCGGCACATTTTCATCGACGATGTGTGGCGGTAGAGTCCGCTTCATGCGTTCGCCAATTTCTTCGGCGCCTGGGAAGTCGAGCGCCTTGGCGATCATGTCGCCAATAAGCGCCGCAGCGCCCGGAACAGCGCGGGCGAATTCGATCATGCTGTTTGCCGTCTCAACGCGGCGCGTCTTATAGCTGCGCCCGATTTCGACGCGCACATCAAAGCGGCCCATCGACAGATCATTGAGCATCACCGGCTCGCCAGTGTCCATATAGGCCATCTGATTGATGGTCACGGCTGTCTCATTGCCCTGCTCATCCGACAGGCGCATGGCGCGCTCGTTGTCGTATATTTTCGGAATCAGTTCGATCAGGATGCGCCCGGCGTGTTCGAGCGCCCGATAGACGTTGTCGATGTAGTGATAGTTTGCTGCGTCGCCCTGCTGCTCGCGGGCCAGGATCGCGCGGCCTGATGTTTCGTTGCCCTGCGCCCCGAGGCCCGCGTCATAGATGCCCGTCGTCGCCTTCATGTCTTCGGAGGCGATTTGCGCTTCCTGCACCATAGCTGTCGGCATCGGCGGCGGCGGCTCACGCTTCGGCGCTGCGCCTGGGGCACCCGGATCAGGATTGTAGGGCAGATACGGGCGGTTATGCAGGTTCATCGAATCCCACACGCCCTTGACGCCTTCGAGCATGCGCGGCGTGACGAGGTATGGCGCCTTTGGCGCGTTGGCGATCCACTCAGCCGAAGCCGTCCGGTAGAAATTATAGAGTTGCTGCGGCTCGCGGGCGTACCGAATGACGCCATGCCGATAAACAGACCGCTCAAGCGGAATTTCGGCACCGATCACGGGCACGATCGGAATGTGACGCCCGAGCCAGTCGGCGCGGTCCTCCAGAACATCGGCCCCGCTGACCATATAGCGCTCGACGCGGTAGGATTTGGCATCGCGGGTGCGCTGAATCGGCAGAAATGACCGCTGCTCGCCCGGAATCGACGTGATATCGAGCACCGTGCCGTCGTCCATTTGAGCGAGCACGATCTTGACCGGCACCTTGCGCCAATACTCGGCGCGGCGGACCACGTCGCCCGTCTGCCAGATCACGGCATCATAATCGGCGGGCGCATCGACATCCGACGGCGCTGCGTCCTTGTAGGTGCGCGAGAAGGTGTCGGTCGGCATCAGGTCGGTGACGATCATCCACATGGCGTCTGATCGATCCGGTTTCACCGCTGCCGGATCGCAGTAGACTGACAGCGGATTCATGATGCTTTCGACGAGCAGTTCCTGATCGAACGACGCCACGTCATCAACATAGGCCGTTTTGATGCGAAACCACCCGATGCCGCATGTGGCCTGATGCTCCGATGCCGTGCAATAGACGTGCTTCGCGCTCGAACGATAGTGAATCTGCCGCAAGATGCCGTTGTAGATTTCGGACAACTGTTCCTGGTCGTCTTCACCGATGGGCGAGACCTTTATCGATAGATCGCTTTCCCGGATTTGGTTCGTGACATGCCGCAGGAATTGAGGCATGCGGTTGATGGTCAGCATCGGGCGGTTTTCGATCTGGCGCTGCCGGCGGATCCAGTCCGGCCATTGGCCGATCCCGGCCAGGAAGTCGAGGTCGGCGGCAGCTTCGCGCCGGTTTTCCCGCTCTGCCTCATACGACATCGCCAGCGCGTCACGTACCTCGGTCACGATCGAGGGACGCCCATAAGCGCCGCCGGTCTGCCGCCTGCGAGGTCCGCCGCCCGTGCTGTCAGCCGCTGGATAATGCATTATTGAGCCATCCACGCGCCAGAGCCGCTAACGGCTGCGCCATCGCTGTAGGTCCACTCGGTCATCTGTTGCATTGTCAAATCAACCGCGAATGTCAGCGCCGCAGCGTCGCCCAGGTCAGGCGAGAAGCCCACCCGCTCCCTGATGTGGTCCTTACTTTCGAGCAGCAATTGCCCATTGGATTGGAAGCGCGTGCCGCCGGGCACGTTGCCGGGCGCACTGACCACCGTCAGATCGCCCTGCAGCTCGTCCTTGTCAGGCACCTGCACACCAGCAGGATCGTCAAACCACTTTCGCATTTCGTCCCATATTTCCGCGCGCCGATTGGCATAGGCTGCCGTGTCGTGCGCTCGTGACCCGAAGTTGACGCCCTCGACCAGCGGCCCGAGCAGTTCGCGAAGCCGATCATAAAGCCCCGCGCCGAGGCCCGTCGTGTCGATGACGACCTTCTGAGGGTTGATCTCCTTCACCAGCCGCTGCACGTCGCCGGCGAGCGCCATCAGGTCAGACTGGTCGACTCGCTTGCACACATGTCCACCGAGGCGACGGCCTTGGCGGTCAATAATGCCCGTCTTGTCGCCACCGCCACGAGCCGGATCGATGGCCAGAATGATCGGCCCGTAGCCGGCGACGCTGTTCTTGCGCGCTGCCAGGATTTTGGCCGGTTCGATCAGACTGCGAATGCCCGAGGTCTGGAAAGCCTCATCCGCGTTGGCCGGATATTCCTGCCGGAACTTCCAATTGATCTCCGATGGCGAGCCGCCGGCCACCACAGCGAGGTCACGATTTTTGCAGTAAGCCCAATAAATCTGCTCGCGCGTCAGATCATAGGCTGCCTGATAGTCTTGGAATTCCTGCGGCGGTGCCCAATCACGCGGCGCCGCGGTCTGATATTCCTCGTGCCAGAACCACGGGATGAAGATCGCCTCGAAGGCGCTGTCGCCACGCTCCGCTGCTTTCCACAGCGAATGGAACACGTTGCCGATGCCGTTGGCCGTCGACTCAAGAATGCACTCTGTTCCAGGCGCGTCGGCCAGGGCCTGCATGATGCCGGCGAAGTGTTGCTCGGCGTTGGGCCAGAAGGCGACCTCGGAACCATGAAACAGCTGGATCGTCTCGGATCGCCCGACCTCTTTCGATCCTGCCGTTGCGACCTTGTAACCGCCATTAAGGCCAGAGAAGCTCAGTTCTTTCGCGTTGGAAGCGCCAGTTGTCGGCCTGACCAGCTCGGGACACTCGTCGTGATACCGCTTGGCCATCGTAAACAGCGCATCCGAGGCCAGATCAAGATGCGCCAGGATGAAGGCCCGCAGGCCGAACGAATGCGACACCCGATGATAAAACCGCCCGCCGACATAGGTCGAGATGCCGACCTGCCGCGATTTGAGGACCAGTGCTCTGACGCGGCCGACAGATGATCGCTGCGCCTCGATCCGCTCGTGCAGATAGCGCTGCGAGCGGTTCAGCAGAAATTTCTGAGGCTCG